GATGGTGTTTATAATTTAACTGATGCTCTTGATAGTTTAGCCGAAGCTAGAGATTGGAAAATCACTGATGCAGTTGAGGCTACACAAAAAGCAGTAGAAACACTTGAAGAAAAAATTGATGGAGATGCTACTCCTACAGTAAATAAATTCATTTCAGACATGTCTTCGAAATGGGGTGATCGTGCAGTTCGTGAATTTGAAAAAGTTCAAAATAGAGTAGGAAATCTTGGAAATCTGCTTAGAGATGAGCAAATTACAATTGATGAATTCATTGAGCGATATTCAGAGTTGGAAGTAGGATCTGTTATTCCGGAAGGAGAACTGAAAAATATCAAATCTGTTGATGAAGCTCTCGATTTGCTTTGGGGAACTACTCAAAAATTGAATATAAAGAAAGAGGAACTTAAAGAGCAAGTCAATTTATTATTTAAAGGAGAAAAAGAGTTAGAAGAGGTTATTAGATATGTTCGTGAGGAAATGAATCTTTCTGAAAAAATGACAATAGAATTGACTCAGGCTCTGCTCAATCTTTCAGCAGGAGTTGATAATACTATAAATAGTTATGATAAATTTCTTGAAAAAATCAAAAATTTGGGTCCAGAAGCGTCAAAATCTTTTAAAGAATTAACTGATGTGCAAAAAGCAGAGTTACAAGCGAATTTCGAAGAAGTAGAAAATGCTGGAAATAAGCTTAGGGAATTCTACGAGAGTATTTTTGAAATGCCCCTGGAAGAAGCCAAAAAAGAGCTTGATAAAAAGGAAATTTCAAGACTGCTTTCTGATTACGATGTTGATGTCACTTCCATAGATGAAGTATTTGATAAGATAAGAGAAGAACAACGCAAAAAGCTTAATGAACTTTTTGAAGATTTATCGGATAAAGGAGAAGAAACAGACGTATATGAGCAGTGGGCGACTCAGATTTCAAATGCTCAGAAAAAAGCTTTACTTGAAGTCGAGAAGGGATCAAAAGAAGCACTACGTATTCGAAAAGAGTATGCTGAAAGAGAATTGCAAGTTGCTCAAAAAAGATTTGATGAAGATCCGTCTTCAGAAAGTCAAGCAAAGCTCTTGGATGCAAAAAAAGAATATGCTGATGCTGTTCTTGCTGTTGAAGAAAAGCTTACTGAAGATATTTTGGATGAGGTTGATAAAAGAATTGAATCAATAGAGAGAAAGCAGGAAAAAGCAGAAGTTGAAATTGAAAGTAAGGTGATTAGTGGTGACCTGACTGAGGCAGAAGCTGAAGTGCAGATAGCGAAAAATAATCTTGAGACACAAAAGGAGATAATAGAAGAAAGAAAAAGAGCAATTAGTCTTTTGAGAGAGGAAAAAGCTGATGAAGAGAAAATAAACAAAGCTATAAATGAGAAAAAAGAAGTCGAGCTTGAAGCAAAAGAAGCTTCTAATGAATATAAAGAAGCAAAGCTTGATCAAATTAAAGCAGTAGCAGAAAGAGAAGAATCGCTTGCTGAACTTAGGCGTGAAACAGCACTTGCTGGAATTGAGGAAGAGAACGAAAGATTTAAAATTGTTGAAAGCAATCGTGTTGGTGTTGAATCATATCTTGAGAAAGAAAAGAAACTTGTTTACGAAGTCACAAAAGCAAAATTAGATGCTGAGAAAACGTATAGAAATCAAAGATTGCAAAGTCTTCAGAATCAACTAAAAGCACTTGAGAATTTTTATGGTGAGGAAACAGCAAAAGGACTGCTTGCGTATAAAGAATTAGAACAGGAAAAGATTCAGCTTGCAAGACAGTCTGCAACTAAGATTATGAGTCTTGAAAGGGAGTTGAATGAAGCAAGAATCCGTTCTCAGGGATCTACCTGGGATCAAATGAAATTGGGAATTGATAAATTCTATACAGACTATCAATCTCAAGCAAAGGACATTGCTGATAATACACAAGATTTAGCAAAAACAATAAGTCAGGCTGGTGAAGAGGCATTTGCTTCTTGGATAATGGGCTCTGAAAACGCAAAAGAAGCATTCAAAGGTTTTGGAAGAGCAGTTCTTCAAGAAATGGCGAATATGCTTGCAAGCAGTGTTGTTAAGCAATTTATGGGTATGTTTGCTTCTTTGCTTGGTGGATCTGGTCCACAGATGGGAACCAGTACATCAGCTTTCGATATGTCTGGATTGATAAAGAGCTTTCATACTGGCGGAGTTGTTGGAATAGATGGTGAAAGAAAGAAATTGAGACTTGTTAATTCTTCCTTATTTGATGGAGCAAAGAAATTGCATGATGGTCTCTCAAGTCTTTCGAGTGATGAATACCCAGCCATATTGCAGAAAGGAGAAGTTGTTTTTACACAAGGACAACTTGCTGCTTTGGGAGAAGTTTTTAAGAGCGCAACTGAAAATGAATCAAGAAAAGATTCTGCTCCAAATATAGAGATAAAGATTGAGAATAAATCCGGAGAGAATGTTGCTGCCAAACAGGGTGATTCTAAATTTGATGGTGATAAATGGATTTTGAATGTTGTGCTTGATGCAGCAAACAGAAATAAAAACAATTTTGGAAAGAATCTCAAAGGATCTCTTTCAAAAGCATAAAATAGGAGAAGATTATGGCTACAGTAGATTGGCCAAGTAATCTCAAAGAACCGTCATCTATAAACAGAAATATCACTAGCTTTAGATATAAGTCTGACTTCGAGCATGGATATGTTCAAGTAAGGAAAAAATTCACAAAAGCTAAAAGACGATGGAAACTTGCTTGGGGTGATAATGATGAGCACCATGTTCTTGATTCTGATGACGCTTTGTTACTAGAAGAGTTCTTTGAGGATCATTCTGGAGATTATGTGCTTTGGACAAATCCAAGAGATAATACAGAGTACACAGTTGTTTTTTCTGATGATGAGCTAGATATTGAGGAGATAAGACCCGGTTCTAATTATTATAGATGCTCGTTGACTTTAGAGGAGGTATAAAAATATGCCTTTAAGTATTAGTACGCAAGCCATACAAGAAAAAAACAAATTGGTTTCTAATCATGTATGGCTGCTTTTGTTAGAGATAATTTATACCGGTGAGACTCCCATAAGAGTTTGTTACAATACTGAAAATATCACTTGGGATGGAGAAACTTGGTATGCTTATCCATTTGAATTAGGAGATTTGTCTGAATCAAAAGAAGGCGAAATTCCAACTGTTTCTCTTGGTGTTTGGGATATTGATCGAAAAATAACGCCGATCATTGATCAGTATGATGGTGGCATAGGAGCTGAAGCTAATATTTACATTGTTCATTCTGATCATTTGGATTTGTCTGATCCTGAATTACATGAGCCATTTGAGATTATTGATGTGTCAATTGATCACATGAATAAAATAAATTTCAATTTAGGAGCAGAAAATTTAACAAATTATCGTTCCCCACCTGATATATTTTTAAAAGGACATTGCAGATACAAAGAATTCAAAGGCCCATATTGTAAATATTCTGGTTCTGAAGAAACATGTGATCGAACATTTATTCAGTGTAGAGAATACGGAAATCAAACTAATTTTGGTGGATTTCCTGGATTAGGCCAGATGGGGTTGATTGTATGATAGATGTAAATGATCTGATAGGAAAACCATTCAGTGATGGTGGCAGGGGTCCTGACTCTTATGATTGCTTTGGATTAGTGAGAGAAGTCTACAGACGTTATGGAATTGAATTGGAAGACTATTCAATCAGTGCTTATGCTTGTGAGCAAATATCTAATGAAGTTGAAAAAGCAAAGCAAGATCCAAGATGGATAAAATTGGATACTCCAAAAATTCCTTGTGTAGTTCTTCTCAGAGGAGATACTTATTTTACACAGCACATAGGAATTTATATTGGAAATGGCAAATTCCTTCATATTCGTAATTTTGGAGTATGCATTGAAAAATTATCTTCTCCTTTGTGGAGTGGAAGGGCTAATAGATTAAAGGGTTTTTATGACTACATCGAACAATAAAATAAAATTTCATTTCATACGAAATCCCCTGCAATCTGATATTAGAGAAACGTGGGAAGTTGATTACGTTGAAGGAAAGTCATTATCTGAATACGTAGGCAATTTGATTGTTCTGCGGGGTACAAAACTTGTTGCTGCTATTGATGGTATTGTAATCGAAGGATTATGGGATGATGTATATCCTAAAGCAGGATCAATAGTAGCTATATCTGCTGAAGTGGAGTGGGGAATTGCAGGCGCTGTTGCTGCATGGGCTGCTTCTTTGACTACCACTGCTACTGTTACAGGTTTCACTTCTGCTTTAGCAGCCGGTGCTTTAACTGCTGCTGTTTATGGGGCTACATATATAGTAACCTCCCTTGTTATTGGCATGGGCATGAATATGCTTGCTAATGCTTTAGGAGGGCAAGATGCTCCTTCTGGAATTGATGGTGGAGAAGACTCTCCTACATATAGTTGGGGAATGCTTCAACCAAGTGAAAATGAAGGAAGTCCCATACCGATAATTTTTGGTACTCATAAAATTGCTGGACATATAATTAATAAATTTACAACTACTAATGATAATAAGGAATATTTGAATGTTCTCTTAGCTGTAGCAGATCATGAGGTTGAAGGAATTTCAGATATTCGTATAAATGATCAACCATTCAATAATTTTAAGAAGGTTTCCGCTTATACAAGAATGGGAACAACAACTGATGAGCCTATTGATGAATTCAGTGAAGTTGTTTTACAAAGGGCTCCAGGAATTCTTTTATCTAATGGTGAGGCTGCGGTTTTAGAAACTGAAGGAAATACTGTTGATAAACTTGTTGTTGTATTAAAAGCCCCATACGGAATGTATGAACTTACTGATAGTGGTGACAAGATATCAGTGTCAGCCTCCTTTGAGATTTCTTATAGAGTGAATGGAGAATCATCCTGGACTATTTTTACTGAGAAGACTCTTGAGAGCGATCAGACTACAGCAATAATGGAAAGTGTTACCATTGATGGTTTGTCTCCAGAAAAATATGATGTTCGTGTCATGCGTACATCGGAAGATCATACTGATGATTATAAAAAAGAATCAAGAGTTCATTGGGAAGGATTTAAAGAAATAGTTGATGAAAAATTGTCTTATCCTGGAGTAGCTAAATATGCAATAAAAGCACTGGCTACTGATCAATTATCTGGTGGAATGCCCTCACTAACATGTGTTGTTCAAAGAAACAATGTGACAGTAGAAGATAAAAATGGAAATGGAATTTTAGTAGATACAAGAAATCCTGCTTGGGCTGCATATGCCCTTTTAAATGTACACCATAAAATAAATTATTCTAGGTTATTGTATGATGAATTTGTTGAATGGGCTACTCATTGTGAATCTTTAGAACCTGAAGGTGAGCAATCAAAATTCAGTATTGTTTTAGATAAGCAATCAACTGTTTGGGAAAGTGTACAGAGAATAGCATCTTTTGGAAGAGGTGTTATTGTTAGAAGAGGATCAAAGTACGGTGTATTTATTGATAAGCCAGAAGATAATGTTTCTCATGTTTTCACTATGGGGAATATTGTCAGAGATACTTTCCAATTACAGTACCTTCCTAAGAAAGACAGAGCAAATGCTGTAGAGGTCACATATTTAGATCCTGATAAAGATTACACGAATCAGATAGCTTTTGTGTATTCTGAAGAATATCAAAGATCAGAAGAAATTCCAAAAAAGACAAATATCAAATTCAATGCATGTATTAGCTATGACAGAGCTGTGAGAGAAGCAATTTATTTATTGAATTCCAATAAATATCTGATCAGAACAATTGAATTTGAGGCTGCTGTTGATTCTTTTGCTTGTGTTGTTGGTGATTTGATTTATTTTCAACATGAAGTTCCAAATTATCAAGATTCTATAAGTGGTAGGATTTTAGAAGCAACCAGCAATAGTGTGAAAATCGATCATCCTTTTGATTTTAAATTTGGGGTTACTTACAATCTTCTCCTTAGATTGTCTGATGACACAATTGTTGAAAAAACAGTGTCTTCCGATACACAAGGAAACACTGATGAAGTTCAGTTGACTTCAAGTTTTAGCGAAATTCCTGAACCATATGATGTTTTTATAATAGGAGAAACAGGAACAGTTAAAAAACCCTATAGAATCACGAATATTACAAGATCACAAGATCAAACAAGACGTATTACATGTATAGAATATAATGAGAATATTTATGATACTGAAGGTGGTCCAGGCTATTGGGAACCAGAATTACCAGGTGAGCAAGAGGCTACGGGCGTAACGGTGAGTGAATTTTTAACGTATGCGAAATCAGGAGATTATCAAAGTAAGCTTTCTGTGTCTTGGTATCCTATGAATGATAATTTAGGATCACAATGGGATATTTGGATTGAGGATATTACGACAGAAGAGGATTTGGAAGATACTGGATTTTCAAGTTCAGGTGAAACGGGTAGTGGTTCTATTCAAAAATGTGGAACAACCACTCAATTATCTTTTATCATAGGATCAGATTATCTTGATTTATATCATGTTTATCGGATTTATGTGTCTCCTTATGATAAAGGCGCAATTGATACAGGCAGCAATACAGACACAATACAAGTCCTTGGAAAATTAGCTCCTCCAAATGATGTTTCTGTTTTTCAAGCTACATATAATGAAGAATATCGCACAATTTCATTTGCCTGGTCTCAAGTATCAAATTTAGATTTGAGTCATTATGAAATAAGAACTGGTGCTGATTGGGAATCTGGAGTTGTAGTAATAGAAAACGCTACTGGTAGTGGAGATAGTATAGATGTATCAGATGAAATGGAAGGTGAATATACATATTGGATAAAAGCTGTAAATACTTCAGGAATAAAATCTGAAAATGCAATCAGTTCTTCAGTAATTGTTGAGCCATCTTCTGAAACAGATTTACCAGTTCCTACTGGATTATCACTTGAAACATGGACCGAAGTTGTTGATGGAGATGTCGTTTGTATAATTAAAGCAGTATGGGATTCAAATGCTGAAAGTCATCCCAATTTCCAACAATATGAAATTTATCTTGAAAAAGGAGCAAATGGTCCTTTTTCTCAAAGATCAAATTATTTTACAGATGAAAGTAATTATCAATGGAATGGTGTTGAAGTAGGAACTGAGTACGGTGTGACTGTCAGAGCAATAGATATAAATAATATCCCTACTAATTTTAGTGAATATGTGACTATTGTTGGTGCTGAGAATTCTGAACCTCCTCCAGCTCCTAGTTGGGATGCACTCGCTTTAGTTCCTGGCTTTAAGGTCATGGGAATTAAGTGGGAAAAATCTGAAATGAGTGATGTTGATCGCTATGAATTACAAAGATCAGGTACAGGAGATTTTTCAGGAGAAGAAACTACTGTAGGAACTTTTTATGCCCATCATACTGTTGATACTGATTTAGAAGCAGATAAAGAATATTTTTATAGAATACGAGCAATAAATACAAGCGGGTTAAAATCAGATTGGTCAAGTATTGAGAGTGCTACAACTTTAGCTGTAGGAACTGAGGATATAGCTTATAATGCTGTAAGAGCAAAACATATAGATGTTGATTATTTATCAGCTATAAATAGTGAAATGGGAGTTATTACTGCTGGTTATATTTTATCTCAGAATTTTGCAGAACAAGATGGAGTAGAAATAGATGGTAATAATGTTGATTTATCTGGAATAGGAGATTTAGAACTAGCTGATATTGAAGGTGTTTATTTTGATTTAAATAACGGAATATTTTTTATAGGAAATAATTCTCCCCAAAGCAGCAATTATTTTTATTATGATGGTTTAGAATTACATGTAAATGGCATTATCAACTCCTGGAATGGTGGTGATGGCACTTTAATAGATGGTGGTGCTATTTATCCTGGAAGTCATATACAGATTGGAAATGAAGACGGTCAATCAGATTATTGTATTATG